CACCTGAAGGTGTACTAGCGCCGGAACCTCCGGCGCTAAGAATAGGATTTAAACCAGCAGCACGCAAATCAGCTACTTCACGTTGATGTGAAGTATTAGACATGCTTTGTTGAAAGTTCATTTGAGCGTTTGCTGAAGCTTGGTTCGCTTGGTTAGCTCTCTCGCCACCTATAAGCGCAGCACCGGCTGTAAGTAATGCTGGCCACATTTAAAACCTACCCAATGAAGCCGGCACGCCATAAGACATCATAGCACGAGCATGTTTATATATAAAAAAGCAATCAAAAAGAAGATCGGGTTCCGTATCAACGGCTATAGCTCTTTCAATTGGCGTATTTTGTTCTATAAAGACATCGTTAAGCTCAGGAAGTGTTGCAAACTCTTCCGCAAGATGCCAAACATCAAGTGTAGTTGCATCAGTTGACCGAAATCTACCTTTAATTTCAGCCTTTTTAAAACGATACTCACCGTATCTTTCTTGATAGCCAAAGGCACTTTCATTCATTGGTAAGCCTGTTGCCGGATCTAATACGGTTGGAGCTTGCGCAAAGATTTCTTGATTCAAAACAGCCTGCTCGCCAAGTTGTTGAAGTTTCGGCCAAAAGAAGTCGAAACGAGTTTGACGCGACCACATGCGATCAATACCTTGCTGATAAGTTAAATCAGCACGAGCGCAAACCATACCTATTACATAACCATGTTCGACAAAGGACTTTGTGAAACCTATGTTTTGATCATTAGCTGTAGCTGTGGCAAAAGCTGAGAGTTGACCTTGAGCATTAGAACCAGAGGTTGGGGCGGTTTGTGCAACAGGGTGGGAGTTGATTCGAGTAGATCCACCGCCCAAAAATTCAGGGCGCTGAAGACGAAAGTCAGGACTAACCACATTAAAATGAGCAAGTAATATTTCAACATAACGAGTACCTCCTCGTGCATCAAGTTCATACAAACTTTGAACCATAAAAGCTTCACGAAGTTGATTGATAGTAGCAGCCGAGGCTGCAGAAAGATCAGCATAAATACCAGGAAAACCAGTATTAGTTGGATCTTCTTCGATTCTAAATTCCTGATTTGACGAAGCATCGGAAATCAACTGGTAACTAGCAAAAGAAGTTGTGCCAGTTTGACCAGTTTCGTAAACATTTACAGGGCCTGCAGTCCAGTTTTGATTAACCTTACCAATACCTGACACTGGAGCAACGGTACCTAGTGGTAAATCAACAGAAGGTCCTTTTTGAGGCCAAGGAAGACAACTTGTCCAATAATCATGTCTTTTTCCGCGTTTCAAAAGAGAATAATCAGAAAGAGAATCAGGACCGTTGTCAACATTCACAATTACGCTGTCTTGCAAATTCTGATCACGAAACCAGGTATTCCAAATCAAATTATAAGAACGAAAAGGAAGTGCATTTATTTCGATACCTGGAACTCCGGTAGGTAAACCAAATTTGTCAAAGATTGAACCTACAGTAAAGCCAGTAACTGCTGTTGCAGGGTCGAGTTGAGGAACGGTAAAATCAGTCGAGTCAGCGGGATCGTCTTGTGCACCGTTAAACCTCTCCCAATTTGACCAAACAAGACGTGAAGGCACAAAAAAGAAAAAATAATCTATATACATATTATCCATAATCGGCCTGATTTGAGTTGCGAGACGAGCAAAGGACCTAACTGTTAAATTAGCAGTATCGCCAGGCAATATCTCATCGACCATAATAGGAACTAAGTAATCAAAATCAAAAGTATCTTTAACCGCAAACGAGCGATCAAAAGTTGATCTACCTGTTTTGATTTCAGGAACCTGAGCAAAACTGTGTTGTGCGTATCTATTACCAATATTCATAATTTTATACCTTCCTTAAGTCGTTTAATATTCGACTTTGTAATTTTTTTTCTAATTTCATTTTTAGTTTGAAGTGTGGCCAGCGCATTTCTTGCCCGCTTTGTTTCCCACACTCGCATATATTCATTTTTTTCTTTTTCCTCTTTTTTGAGTGCGAGTAAACTCCTTTCTGATTTTAAGTTTGTAACATAATCCATCCATGCAGCTGGATGATTTTTTTGAAGCCATTTTAAATAGTACCTAGGTATCGGAAGGCGATCGCCTTCACTTGTTATAATTTGGCCAGCATTAAAAATATCAGGCCAAAATTTTTCTAAAAATTTTTTTCCAATTGCCTGATGCGAACTTTTTTTTGAAATTGGATTAAAATCATGTGAACCATCAATACCATGACCAAGTTTTTTAACGGCATAACGGGCACAATAACCAGCCGATTTAAGTGTAACTGAACCAAACTCTATATTACCCTGACCCCATAAAGTTTGAAGAAAATCTGAAGAATAAACTTGATCACCATTATAAGAAGTATATTTTTTTACAGCATCGTCTGGAGCATAATTAAACAATATAGTATGCCAGTGTTTTCGTTTTGATTTTTCGCCGTACTCACCAGTAACAAAGTAACCAATACGATCTTCAGGTTGATAACCAATATGATCGCGAAGTTTTTTTACAAAAAGTTGAAAATCACGGTAATCAAGTAAATTTTCACCAAGATGTGCATCATCATACGTAAGAGTTAAAAAAATATTTTTTTCATGCATTTGAGCTTCATGGACACAACGTATAGCCCAAGAACGAGCATATTCGAGCCTACATTCAATACATTTTCCACATGGTAGTGGAAAAGTCGCAAATTCTTTGCTATGTTGTTTTTGAGACCATGTAATGGTCTTACCGTCAGCTTTAAAGCCAACGGTGCGTGGGGAAGTGCAACGCATTTTTGTACTTTCCTACGTTTTTTTAAAGTCTTATACCGCCACGCATTCGACGTGGATTTAAAGTGTTAAGTTTATGAACACCAGTATTTTTTTTAAATACTTTTTTTGATTTATCATAAGACATTTTACGTCGTTTCATGGAAACTCCTTTTGACAGTTTTAAAAGTAAACTGTCAGTGGGCCTATATACAACAAGGAATTATATAGGCCCGACCTTTTATTTACTGCGTAACAAGTGAGATTGCTTTTTCAATATGCTGCGGAGTGTCCAACGGTTGAATTTTTCCAGTCTGGTCATCGTATTGACCAACGTAATAAAGATCAAAGTCTTCTGGGTATTTAGAAATTAAAGACTTTTGCTCTTTTGTTAGCTCCTGTAAAGTTCTAATAGCCTCGCCTTTCGATTTTTGAAAGAAGGGTGTACCAAAGCTTTCGCTTTTGCTGTCGCGTATTGTAAAGACTTGTAGTTGCATTTTAACTACCTTTCTGACCAAAGGTCATATTATTGGCACGATTGCCAGTTTTTCGTTCCGTCAATTTGATATTGACGCAAGATTTGTCAAGTTTTGAAGTTTATTTTATTTTTTTTAAACGACAAGAGAAGAGAGCGCGTCCATGCGCGCACTCAAGCGTCGTTTTTGTCTGGGACGTTAACATCACGTTAACTTTATTTAATTAATTAAGATTACACGTAGACTTACCCGGCATATTGTATTTTCATCGCGTTAATCGCGTTATATAATATTAATTTAGCCTTAAGTGACGTGTTTTTTAATAAGAGAAAGGCCAGCATATAGCTGGCCTTAAGACTAACGCCCTTCGGTTGTTTGCTCGAACAGTTTACTGTTCCGAGCCTTTTTTAGGGACCGGAGACGAGGAGTCTTTAGAAGACAGAGTTTTGTTAAGAGTTTTAAGTTGTTGTACTACCGGATCAGGTTTTTTTGGTTCTACAAGACCAAGTTTTACTGCTTCATCATAATTTTTATCATTTGCTAAAAAATTTAAAAGATTAGATGGGTCATGATCAAAACGCTTACGCGTTTGAGCAGGAAGTGCATCGAAAGCATTTCGAGCTTCAATAACTGTTTGGAGTGATTCCATATAAGTTTTCTGATCAGAAAGGTTTTGATAAGTACCATTCATGCGAGCGGCTTTAAAGGCTATAGTTCCAGTTTTTTGATATTTAGCCATAATTTTATTAACATCGCACTCAGCCGCCATATGGCGCTGAGTTTTTGTTGGTGAATTATTAACTGTAACTACACGTTTTGAACCGTCAGGGCGAATATATATTCTTTTATTACCTTTTTGAATTTCATTTTTCAATTTTTACCTCCTAGTAAAAGTTTATGTATACGTTTTTTTCGTTGATCTGAAGTTTCATTGTCGTTCTTTGAACTACTTTGAAAAGCTTCTTTTATTTTATCCCAAATCATACCTTTGAGTTCGGTTTCTGGAAGATTTTTTTGAATTGTCTTTTCTTCCATTTTTGTTTTTTGCGTCTGAGCATCAATCAATTTAATTTCTGATTGGTTTTTATCAAAAGCTTGTTCAAGACCTTTTGTTTGAGCATAAGCGCTAATAGCGCTTTCAGCGGAATTGGTTTGATTACTCATAGCACCTGAAGGTGTACTAGCGCCGGAACCTCCGGCGCTAAGAATAGGATTTAAACCTGCAGCACGTAAATCAGCCACTTCACGTTGGTGTGAGGTGTTAGACATGCTTTGCTGAAAGTTCATTTGAGCGTTTGCTGAAGCTTGGTTCGCTTGATTAGCTCTCTCGCCACCTATAAGCGCAGCACCAGCAGTAAGTAATGCTGGCCACATTTAAAACCTACCTAATGAAGCTGGTATACCATATGACATCATAGCACGAGCATGTTTATATATAAAAAAGCAATCAAAAAGAAGATCTGGTTCTGTATCAACAGCAATAGCTCTTTCAATTGGCGTATTTTGCTCAATAAAAATATCATTAAGCTCAGGAAGTGTCGCAAACTCTTCCGCAAGATGCCAAACATCAAGCGTCGTTGCATCGGTTGAACGAAATCTACCTTTAATTTCAGCCTTTTTAAAACGATACTCACCGTATCTTTCCTGGTAACCAAAAGCGCTTTCATTCATTGGTAAACCTGTTGTAGGATCTAATACAGTTGGAGCTTGCGCAAAGATTTCTTGATTCAGGACCGCTTGTTCACCAAGTTGTTGAAGTTTCGGCCAAAAGAAGTCGAAACGAGTTTGACGTGACCACATACGGTCAATACCTTGCTGATAAGTTAAATCAGCACGAGCGCAAACCATACCTATTACATAACCATGTTCGACAAAAGACTTTGTGAAACCTATGTTTTGATCGTTAGCTGTAGCTGTGGCAAAAGCT